CGTGTTTCACGCACAGCAGTACGCGACGATCCTTCCGTCGCTGCGGGCCGTCCAGGGCACCGTCCCGAAGGTGAAGATCGGCGGGGCGAGGAAGGCAGCGGTGTCGCGTCGCAAGGATCGGCCGGCCGCCGGCGAACTCGTCCTCGGTGTCGAGTTCGGTGCGAAACGCAGAGGGCCACGCACCCGCCAGTTCCCAATGGCCAAGCGCGGCGGTTTCGTCCTGTTCCCGACGATTCACCGCCTCCATAGCTGGATCAAGAAGGAATACACCGACCAGATCGACAAGGTATTGAGAAAGGTGGCGAGGTAATGGCATCCCCAACCCGGACCCTCACCGTCAACTTCGTCGGTCGCACGAAGAACCTCGAGCGGTCGTTCAAGCGCGTTTCCAAGGGTTCGGAATTGATGTCGAGCAAGATGATGCGCGCGACGCGCACGGCCGGCATCGGCTTCGGTGCCCTCGCTGGTGTCGCCATCGGTGCCGCTGTGGCGCTCAAGCCGATGATCGACAAGGCCGCCGCGATGGAGGAGGCCCTGAGCAAAAACCAGCTCCTCCTGGGCGAATCGTCGAAAGCGGTCGAACAGTTCGCGGAGACGTCGCTGGAGAGTTTCGGCGTCACGAACCTGGCCGCGCTGCAAGCGACAGGCGTGTTCGCCAGCCTCGGCGACGCAATGGGCATGTCGGAGGAAGCATCCGCGTCGATGGCGACGACGCTCACCGGCCTCGCCGGTGACCTGTCGTCCCTGCACGACGTATCGGTCGAAACGGCCCTCACGGCGCTGCGTGCCGGCCTCATCGGCGAAGCCGAACCGCTCCGCAAGCTCGGCATCCTCCTCGACGCCGCAACGATCAAAACGAAGGCCCTCGCAATGGGCCTCGTCGAGAACACGAAGGATGCACTCACCCCGGCGATCAAATCGCAGGCCGCCTACGCCCTCATCCTCGAAAAGGGCGCGATCGCGATGGGCGACTTCACCCGCACATCGGATTCGGCAACGAACGTGTCGAAGCAGCTCGCCGGCCAATGGGAAGAAATGCAAATCGTGATCGGCACGATGCTCCTGCCGGCGTTCACGGCGCTCGTGACGCACCTCGTCGACGTGGTCATGCCCGCGATCACAGACTTCTTCGAGGACCCGACCTGGGAGGCCGGCGGCCTCCTCATGGGGCAGACTCTCCTCTCCGGTTTCGTGAAGGGCCTCGCCGGGATCACCCTGGCGCTAATCACCGGGTTCCTGAACCCGATCGGGGTGGCGTTCGGTATCGCTCTGGACATGCTCGACCCATTCGGCGACGACGATGGAGCGCCCGCCCCGGCCCCAGGCGCTGGTATGGGCGGACGCGACGACCCAGATTTCGACCGCGGCGACGCCGAGGAGCTTGCCGCCGCCGCTGCCGCCGCCGCCGCCCCGTCCGCGTTCCTGCCTGGTGGCGACAGCATCAACGATCTGGCTTTGGCTGCTATCGACGCCGCCCTCGCTGCGGCTTTGGAAGCTGTCGCGGCGTCCGCGGCAGAAGCGGCCCGCATCGCCGCGTTCACCGAAGAGGACATCACCGGGACCGGTCCAGGACTCGCCCTTGTCGGGGCTGCTGCCGCGGGCAGCGCTGCGGGCGAGCTGGGGCGTTTCGGATCGGCCGGCGGCCCTGGGCAGCGCGGCGGCGCGATCAACGTGACGATCGTCGCGCCGGCTCTCGACGTCGCGGAGGTCGTGTGGGACGCGTTGGGCAAAGCCGTGCAGGAGAACGGGCCGATGCCGCCGCATTGGCAGATGTCGGCGACCTGACGTGGCGACCGCTACGCACACCGTCGAGCTGTTCCTCGACGGTTCGCGCCGAACCGTCACAGCCGATGTCCGCTCGATCCGAATCACGTACGGCCGCTTGAGGGTCACCGATTCGTTCCGGGCCGGATCATGCACGATCACCCTCAACAACCAGACCAACACGTACGGCCCTCTGGCGGGTGGCACGTACGGCGACGCCCAGTGGCTGAACTCTGAGGTGCGGGTGATGACGTCGATCAACTCGCCGGGCGTCGTCACGACCCTGTTCCGGGGCCGCATCGAGGACGTAGACACCCTGTACCCGAACTCGAAGGACAGTGTCGTAATCGTCAAAGCCCTGGACGGCATGTCGCTCCTGGCCCGCACAGAGCTGACCGAAGTCTCGTTCTCCGAGGAGGTCGGATCGGTACGGTTCGCAGCCGTACTCGACAACGCCGGCGTCGCCTATCCGGCGCAACCCGGCACCCCGTCGACGAACACGCCGACGACGCGCGACATCGACACGTCGATCATCACGATGGCTGCCGCCGACGTCGCCAAGCTGAACACGACGACCTACACGGAGCGGCTGTCACAATCCGAGGATGGCGCAATCTTCGTCCGCCACGGTTCCGCCGGCGGCGCGTCCGTCACCGCAGGCGACCGCGGCGACATCCTCACCTACAAGGCCCGTTACGCCGATTCGGCCCTTACCGGTTTGACGTTCGGGGCCGGTGACGGCACGTCGACCACCGAACCTCCGTTCACGAAAATCACTACGAGCTACGGCACCGAGCTGCTCTACACCCGCGGCGTGTACCAGCGTTCCGGCGGCGACGACCAGATATTCACCGACACCGTGTCAGGCACCCCGAACTACGGAATACGCACCCTGGTGCGCCGCAACCTGTTGAACGCCGACGACGACGCCGTCCTGAACGCCTGCAAGAATTTCATCTCCCTGCACTCGACGCCGGCGTTGAGAATCTCGAGCCTCGAGTGCAAACCGTTGGCGCTCACCGACGCCCAGGCTGAAAAGGTTGCGAAGATCACCGTGTACGACGGCATTCGCGCCGAGTTTCAACCCGTCGGGGCCGGCGCAGCCATGAACCAGGTGCTACGCGTCGAGTCGGTGACGATGAACATCACGCCGAAAGACTGGACGATCCGCTACGGCACGTCCGGCTCGGGAGACACTATTTTCCTGATCCTCGATTCGGCCGATTCCGGCATTCTCAACACGAACAAGCTCGCCCCGTAGGAGGCACGATGGCCCAGCAGACATTTTCCGGCGTTCCGGGCGCGTTCTCGGCCGGCGAGGTGTTGTCCAGCGCCGACCAGAACCTGATACGCGACCTGATGGTTGCCGTCATAAAAGAAGGCATGACCGGTGATACGGGCGAGATCCTCCCGATGATTATGGATCTGACGAACAACCGGATCGTCCTGGATTCGGGCGGCCTCGAGTTCTCCGATGCGACGACGCAAACCACCGCGGCGACCGCGACCGATGTCCAATCCGCAAATCTGCTGCTCGCTGTGAGCGTGTTCACCTAGGAGGCCCCTGTGGCAACGTACGGAAAACAACTACTGTCCGGCGGCACGACCGGTAAGAACATCAAGGTCGTCGCGACCGCGTCGGCGGGGACGACGATTCACACCGCCGTATCTGGCACGTCGAACATGGACGAAATCTGGTTGTACGCGATGAACACCGACTCGTCGGACAGGAAGCTGACCATCGAGTACGGCGGCACAACGGCCCCCGATGATCTGATCGAGGTCACCATCGCCACCGAGGCCGGTTGGGTGCTGGTCTGCCCGGGCCTGCTCCTCCAGAACAGTCTGGTCGTCAAGGCGTTTGCCGCAGCCGCCAACGTCGTCGTCATCAACGGCTACGTGAACCGGATTACTGCCTGACCAATGTTCCGCCAGGACCGCACGAACCCGTCGACCGCTGTCGCCAACTGGCGGGGGCGACATCACACCCCGCAGGCGTGGCCGTCGACGCTTGTCAGCACCTGGCTGAATGGCGGCCTGTTCGGCGCGCCGTTCGCCGCGACCGGCGGCACCGAAAACGAGTACGCCGGCTACAAATCGTGGAAGTTCACCGCGTCGGGCACTTTCACGGTGACGAGCGGTTCGGCAAATGTTGAGGTGCTGGTCGTGGCTGGTGGCGGATCCGGCGCTGGTCACAGGGAAGAGGGCGGTGGCGGTGGGGCCGGAGGTCTACGCACCAGCACCCAGACAGTCTCCAAAGGTGACTACACCATCACCATTGGTGCCGGTGGAGCGGCCATTACAACCGCGGACGCGGCTGGCAACACTGGCGGTGCTGCATCGGCGTTGACGATCGCCTCCGCGGGCGGCGGAGGTGGCGGCGGCGGGCCCGTCAATGGGAACGGTGGTGGTTCAGGCGGTGGGTCGGGGTACCAGGCGAATCCGGGTTCTGGTACGGCTGGTCAGGGCAACGACGGCGGCGACGGCTCGCTGACCTCCGCGTTCTTGGTACAAATACGTGCTGCTGGTGGCGGCGGTGGGGCCGGAGCAGTCGGCGCAGACGGTGTCACCTCGAGCCCCTCCACGTGTGTGGGCGGCGATGGCGGCGATGGTTCACAGA